GCTTGTCCTGTAAGACATATGTTTTTCAATTTAAAACCATATATTGAGATTCGTCCTATGCCGGCACGTGAGACTTGGAAAATCCCGCGAAATATTTTTCAAACGTGGAAAGACAATAATGGCACAGATGAAATGGCTGCTGCTCAACAAAGTTTTAAAGATCAGAATGGGTATTCGTATATTTGTTGGAATGACAATGAATGTCATCAGTTTCTCCGTCAAGCATACGGTGAACGCTATGCGTCTGCGTATGCGGTTCTAACACCTGGAGCCTATCGCGCTGATTTCTGGCGTTATTGTATTCTGTATAGGTTCGGCGGAGTCTACGCAGACGCAAAGATGAGTGTAATCAGATCTCTTGATGAAGTTCTCCGTTCAAATGATGAACTTATACTTGTTAAAGATGTTCCTGCTACATGTCTTCTTAACGGATTTATTGCGTGTAGTCCAGGACATCCATTACTTAAAATCGCTATCGATATGTGTCTTGAAAGGATTGAATCCCGTGCTTATGGAGAAGATCCACTTGATGTAACAGGCCCTCATTTATTCGGCAAAGCATTTTGTAAATGGCGTGGAGTTGAAGAAGATACTCTTACATTAAGCCCAGGGTATATGCCAGGTGTACAGATACTTGGTCGATCTGAAAGCTATATTGTGAGCCCTGAAGGTGAACTCCTCATTCAAAAAGAATATCCTAGTTATTATAAAAAAGATATTGATATACGATATCATTATCCGCAACTTTGGGGAAGAAAGATGATTTATGCGGATCAACTTCCTAAACCTACTCCCACTCCAATACCACCTTCATAAATTTTACCTTTGATACTTCCCTACAAAACAGCACAAATGAGTCTCAGTCTTATTCTAGGACCCATGTTTTCTGGAAAATCTTCTGAACTTCTCGGCACGATTCGTAAATATAATGCGATCGGTTGGCCTATTCTTGTTATTACACATACTGTGGATACTCGCTATTCTTCTGCACCAGAGATTATCAGTCATAATGGCGAACGATATCCAGCGATCAGAACAAATGACCTTTATTCTCTAGATCATAGACTCTATGCTATTTCTAAACTCATTATTATTGAAGAGGCACAGTTCTTTACTGGTCTTCGTGAATTTGTTCTACGAGCTGTCGATATACATGCGAAGGATATTATTTGTGTAGGATTAGATGGTGACGCAGATCGTAAACCGTTTGGTGATATTCTAAGTCTAGTTCCCTATTGCGATTCTATAATAAAACGAACAGCATTCTGTAAACGGTGTTCCACACCGACGCCAGCAATCTTTACAAGTCGTATTGGAGAACGTGGTGATCAAGTTGATGTTGGAGGAAAGGAGCGGTATGAACCATTGTGTCGGCGTCATTATGTAGAGGTTCAAAGAACTTTGTAGAAGAAAAAGGAATGGACTGGTATTGTTATTGTCTAAAATCATCGGGAGGTGGAACCTACATTGGAGCAACAGTAGATCCTGATCGACGTCTGCGACAGCATCGTGGCGAACTCTCTGGAGGGGCGCGCGCGACTCGTGCTCGTGTAGGAGCAGGCGAAACATGGGCACGGCATTGCTATGTAGGTCCTTTTTCAAAACATGATGCGCTGTCCTTCGAGTGGCATTGGAAATATGAATCTAAGAAGCATAAGGGTAATGCCCTAGATCGCCGCTGCGCTGCTCTTGCCTCACTTCTTGAGAAACATGAAGATAAGGAGCTCTCCGTGATTTTTGATTAGGCGCAAAATTTGAAACTTAGCCTTTCACTTGAAGTGGCATAGAATGGAAAAGCAGCCTCTGTGGGATGTCAATACACATTGGTTTACACCACCTCGAGACTATACAATGAATATTACTGCGATTATGTATAGAAGTTGGAAGGATTTCACTGATTGTAGGCCTTACCATCTTTGGAAGCCTTATACACTCACATCATGGGCCTGGAAGGGTGATAAACTTCAGTTAGTCTTTATGACTCCGTATACTAAAGGAAGTTCCACATCCTATGTAGAGATTCCTGTAGTAAAAACAAATGAACCTGAGATTCGTGAATGGATTCTGAGGCATATGCCACAGTTCTGGAAGATTTAGAATACAGCATCCCATGTGCTTGAAGGAACGATACGCGGTTGATACGGAGTCGCTTCAGGATTCGGTTTTTGTTCTGCTTTCGGGGGTATTTGAGCAACAAGAGTTTTTGATGAAGCCGTAAAGAGTATGAAGCAAATAGCGTATAAAGTAAAAAGCATTTTTGTCGCCGCAAGATGCGGAGGAAATCCTTTCATCACCATGGCACCGATCGCTGTACCAGATACCATAAGCGCATCCGCAAATAAAATCTTACCGCCATTCTCCTTCGCGTAGTCCTGGAACACTTCAATCATTTCGTTTGTTCGCGGATTCATTTGCCGAATCACAGCAAAATAGAAAAAAGCATCATGGAAGAGCTGGAAAATAACAGCGGTGATCACAAATAAAATGGGTGACCAGAGACCAGGGCTAATCGTAGTGTAGATATACCGTGCGAATGTTACACCGATCAGAAGACTTAAAACATCAGCACCTACCGCAAAGATACCAAAGCGTTCATACCAATCATTCAGCGCATCCACCTTAAAAAATGGTTTTTGACCAGCATATTTTACAAGAAAAAGCGTGATCATTTCCACACCGAGCGCAGCGGGAATCAAAAATAGATAATCTTCAACTTTGGTATAATCGGCTATATCTTTGAACCAAGCGTCCATCCTAGAGTAGGTGGGCAAAATTTGATTGTATACGCTGTCTCGGGCAGCATATAAAATGAAGATCTTTAGTGACCAATCTCTTGCTAATGTTGGTCACATGAATACAGTAAGTAGGCGTATGGGCTGCTGTGGATTCGTTACAGCAATAGGTGTAGGGCTTATCGCATGGTCTGGGACTCATCTATATATGTGTTTCTGTGCTCCAACAGGTGTTTGGGGTTTTGTTCAGAGTCTGGTTGTCATGGACAGCACATTCTGTCAGATGCTCTTGGCTATTATTCAGCATACTCAGACCATATATCGTGGCCTAATGATCGCCTTCCTATTTGGCGTTGTAGGGGTGATTGGATCTGGAGTTTCCTATATGACAGGTGAACCTGAGAAGCCTGTAGGAGATATTCTTGAGGGGCGTAGTATTAAAAAGCACTTGTGAAGGGTGGAATATCCATCTCACAAATAACTTTAACGATTATCATACACTTATATTTTTACGCAAAAATACACATACTGTATGATGATAATAGTGTAGCAACACGCTTAGTTGCTGTAGGCAAGGCCGCCCATGCCAGACATCACGCGGAGCACGTTGTAGTTCGTGGCATACACGTAGACCGTGGATGACGTCGCAACGCCGACCGCGTTGTTGGAGACCGTGAGGAGCAGCGTGGTATTATCAATGCGTGATAAGTTGCACGTGCCGCTGGGCTGGTGCTGCTCAGGCTGGAGCGCGAAGGAGTAGACGTTGATGCCAACGCTCGGCACGTTGGTGTGGTGCTGGTAGGGCTGGACCTCGTTGAAATAGCGGCCCTCACGCACCTGGAACCGGTCGTGGCCGTTGAGCTGGATGAGCGCCGTGATGCACGGGTTGTTGCCCGCCATGCCCTCAACGCGCGTGATGGAGTAGCCAGACTCCAGGGCAGACCGGTCCCACCAGTCTGAGAAGTTAAACGGCTGCTGGCCCTTCCACGGGTTGATGACGTTGGCGTCGCAGCTGGAGTAGGAGTCACGCTGGACAACCCACACAAGCTCCTTGCACGGGTGGTTGAAGTTCAGCTTCAGCTTGTTGCTGGAGGACGTGATTGACTCGCCGCCCGTGAACTGGAGGACCTCAATGAGATACTCGTGGCTGACCTGGGCGAACTTGCGGCGCTCATCCGTGTCGAGGTAGATGTAGTCGACGTAGAGAGACGCGGCGACGAGGCCGGCGTTGCCGACGCGGGTCTGGATGACGCTCGTGGAGCTGCCACCCTGCGGGGCATAGGACCACATGAGGTTCTGGAGGTCGTTGAACTGGAGGTTGATGCGGACCTCGTGGTACTGGAGCGCGATCAGCGGGAGCGCCAGACCAGGGTTGCGGCAGAACCAGAACTGGAGCGGGATGTAGAGGGTGTACTCAGGGGAGCAGTTCAGGACCTCGTTGGCCGTGTTCGGCTCGCCGCCCGCGCAGTAGTTGTCGCACGCCTCGCCGCCCTGAACCAGGAGGTTCGTGAGCTGGGGCGTGTTGCCAACCATCTTCGCATAGCCGGCCTGCTTGCCAGGCTCCTGCGTGAGCTCATTCCAGATGTGCAGCCACTGGCCATAGTGCTTGTCGATGCGCTGGCCGCCGATCTGGAGCTCAACGTAGTCGATGAGGTTGTGGCCAACCCAGTTGAGCCAGCGGAACTGGGCACCAGAGCCGTCAGATGAAAGGAGAGAGACTGAGGGGAGCGTGGCCTGGAGGTACATACGGTAGATCAGATCGCCGTTGCGCTGGATCGTGCACGTGACCTGCTTGCCGAAGTTCGGCGCACCGTTGAAGGGGTTCTCAATCGCCTCCATGGCAAAGTTCGTGTGGCGGCGGTACACGACCTTGAAAAACGTGATCTGGGGGTTGCCCGTGAGGTAAACATCCTGCGCGCCGTAAGCTACGAGCTGCATAAGACCACCACCTGTCATTCTGTATTATAACCCCTACTTAGAAAAAATTTTTGGCGGACCAGGAAATTTAGTTAAAATTCTTCTCTATTAAAACGAACCGGAGGCATCACTTATAAAAGCCTAAACAGACTCGTATTGTCGTCTTAGAAGGAATGGGTGAACCCTTTTTTAAGATACGACCGACAAAACGGAGTAATCCGGAGGCTCGTACTACGCTAGACTCACTTCATCAAGTTCAGATGAATCGGCTCATGGACAAAAAGGATAATCTTCAGGTTCTTCAAGATGAAGCAACTCGTATTCAAACTGAAATCAGTTCATGTGAAAATATCATTGAACGAAATCTAAAAGAGAATCGTCTCCGTGAAATCACAAAGGAACTTACAAGTATTCGAGCCGATAAAGATATTTATAACTATTTTCTTGAAACTGGTGAAATCTTATATCAATATTACGATATTCAAGAAAAAATTCAAAGTGGTGCTGAAAGTTTACACACTACACGAAGCTTTGTGAAGCCGGGGAGTGTGCTTGCGGCTCTCCAAGAAGCATCAAGTAGTGAGAACACCGATGCGCCGGCACCAGTAGATCCCGCAAATGTAAAGAAAGAAATAAAGGGAGAAAATCTCCAGCGGGATAAGCTTCTCGATAAATATCTACAGAAAGTGGATCCTGGTCACGCACGCAATGTAACATACGAAGCTGAAAGTGGTTTTGGAATCTGTGATGATTGTGGCTCAGAAATGATGTTCAGTAGTAATGAAGCCTTATTTAACTGCCCAACATGCGGTAATCAGGAGTTTGTTCTTATGGACAGCGATAAGCCTAGTTATAAGGATCCGCCACGTGAAGTTAGTTATTATGCGTATAAGCGAATCAATCATTTTAATGAATGGCTCGCACAGTTCCAGGCGAAGGAATGCACCGATATTCCACAGGAAATCTATGATCAGATTCTGCTTGAACTCAAGAAGGAGCGGATCACACAACTGGATAATCTGAAGGCTGCGAAGATTCGAGAGATTCTGAAAAAGATTAAAGCAAACAAGTATTATGAACACGTTCCGCATATTACAAATCGTCTCAATGGCAAAAATGCCCCTGTGATGAATCGTGAGATTGAAGAAAAGTTGCGGTATATGTTCAAGGAGATCCAGCCGCATTTCCAGAAACACTGTCCAAAGGGTCGCAGCAACTTCCTTTCGTATTCCTATGTTTTGTATAAGTTCTGTGAACTTCTGGAACTGGATGATTATTTACCGAACTTTCCACTTCTTAAAAATCGTGATAAACTCTATACGCAGGATAAGATTTGGCAAAAGATCTGTGAGGATCTTGGATGGGGATTTATCCGGAGTATTTAGTTCCTGCGTGTCCCCCTCCGATTTTTCCGTGAGCCCCGACGATTTTTACGAGTTCCACGACGCATGTTTCCGCGGCGCGTATTACCGCGGCGCATGTTGCCATTGCCCCGACGTGTGGTAACATTGTTTACACTCCGCCTGTTCTTACGTCCCCATCCCCGTCCCTGTCCCTGTTTCATTCCAGCCAGAGTCGCGGCGGCGGCGGCCGCGGCCGCTGCGGCGCGCGCTGCTTCCTGCTGTCTCTGCCGTTCCGCCGCCGCCGCTAAGGCGAGTGCTTCACGAGTTGACATTATATTTATGGTAAAGATTTTTTTTAATCTTTAGCAGCCTTCTTTTGTGCGCGCTTAGCACTCACTATACGCTTCCTTGTAGAATTTAGTGCCTTTTTGGCTTTGACAAGTATTTTTTTCGCACGTGTTACCCGTTTAGAAGCTGCTGCTAGGTGTTTCTGTTCAGCCTTTACGCGATCGTGTTTCATTATATAGTTTACTAATGTATTATTTCTAGCCGCTAAGTTTAATCATAGATACCTTTAGTTCTCCTATAATCTTTGCCGTTACATGATGTTTATTGTAGATTGTTTCTTCTTCATTAAGTGCGTGTGTGATTGCCTCAGGAGATACGAAGCGACGGATCTCGGTACCATTATACGGAATCTCCTTATCAAATAGACTGTCTGTAAAGAGTTCATATAACTCATTTGAAAGATTTTCTATATTTGCGTAATAATAAGCATTTTCTTC